GAGGATGATCGTATGTATACGCTTAACTCAGGTATGACAGAACGAGAGCGTGAAGCATTGCATCGTGACATGTCGCAAATATTTGATAATGACATTGCTCCGCACATGGATTTCAAGGTGTGAGAATTTTAGTAACAGGTGGCTTGGGCTTCATCGGTCATAATGTCGTAGCACAGTTAGAAGATTTAGAACATGACGTTCTTATCATTGATAACACGACAGATTACGGTGTCATTCCTAGGGAGGAATTGCATCAGTTAATTGAAGAACGAACCTCTCGTATTAGTTCCGTATGTCACCCATACAACATTACTGACGGCGAACGATTAGAGAATGTCTTTAGAACGTTTAAGCCAGAACTTGTTATTCATCTTGCTAGTTTCCCCCGTCAAAAAGTAGTCAATGCTACCCCTACACTCGGTGCTAAGACAATGGTTGAAGGACTATTGAACCTATGTGAACTAAGCAACAAATATCAGGTCAATCGATTCGTATATGTCAGTAGTAGTATGGTCTATGGTGACTATGAAGATAATACTGATGAATATGCATTTTGCAAGCCGCAAGGACAGTATGCAATTATGAAACATTCGGGTGAACAACTAGTACGAGACTACGGACATAAGGGATGCTTTGATTACACGATTGTTCGTCCAAGCGCAGTCTATGGTCCACATGATGTTGAAGATCGGGTTGTCTCTAAGTTCTTCGCTGCCGCAATGAATAATAGCGTATTGAAAGTCAATGGAAGCAACGAAAAGCTAGACTTTACATACGTTGATGACACCGCCTCAGGCATCGTAGGAGCGTCTCTAAGCCCCCACACTGTGTATAGAACATATAACATTACCCTAGGTCAATCACGCACCTTACTAGAAGCCGCCGCATTAGTCATAGAAATTGTGGGTAAGGGTACAATTGAAATAGGACATAAAGATCAAGACTTTCCTAGTAGAGGAGCATTAAACATTAGTGCCGCCCGTAAAGATTTTGAATTTGACCCTAAGGTTGATGTAGAAGAAGGATTTCAAAGATACTATGAGTATCTTCAAAGTTCCCCATTTTGGAAGGATAAAATTAAATGAGTGATTTAGAAACTGCCTTAAAAACGCATGATTGGTCTTTGGCTGGGTATAAATCCAGAGTTAATGTAGACAAATTGATGAAAGAAAATCCTGAACAATCGTCAGCGTTATGGGAACAATATTGTCCGTGGTCTGATACTAACGGCGGATTACTTGAATGGTGGGCAAAAAATGATAATTCCGCATTTCGGCCTAGCAAGACAGTACGTTAATCTCAAGGACGAGTTGCTTGAAGCAACCGACCTAGCCATGAGAACCGGTGTCCTAATGGATGGCGAATTTACTGATCGGTTTGAGAAATGGTTAGCCAAACGCACCGGATGTGAGTACGCAACTGTTGTTCATAGCGGCACACACGCATTAGAATTCATTGCAATGCATATTGCTAATGATGAGGCATTAGCTAACGATAACTTTGATCCTATAATTAGAATGCCCGATATTACTTACCCGGCAACTCTCAACGCTTTTCTGACAACCGGATGGAAAGTGGAACTTGTTGATACAGACAAGAACGGCATAGCAATTGATGATAGTGAAGAAAATATGCCGAGTAGTACGTACAATTGCTACGTAGGACTATACGGCGCCGCCAGCAAAAACTTTAGATATCACGCCAATAACACTATCGTAGATGGTGCCCAGCATTGGCTATCAGCCGGCAACAACATTGGTTTGGCAATGGCAATCAGCTTTGACCCCACTAAGAATCTTCCCTCATCGGGCAACGGTGGAGCAGTAGTAACCAATGACCGAACGATATATGATTCAATCGTCGTTGCAAAGAATAATGGCAAACCGGACTATTTTGATCCTGGCACTAACTCAAGGATGAGTGAGCTTGAATGTGCCCACATGCTAGTCAGAACACGGTACATCGATCAATGGCAAAAAGCCCGGGCAGCAATCAGAAGATGCTATCTAAGGGAGTTTGCTAATCTCCCTGTTCGTTGTCTCAGCGGAGATTTTATGTTACATGCGGATCAAAAGTTTGTCATACACACTGACCAACGTGATGCATTACGGGCATATCTCATTGAACAAGGCATTGATGCTAGAATTCATTATCCCTATACACTAAGTGAACTTCCCCTATCTAAACATGCTAATGTCATTTCAAAACCAGACTTGATAAGTACAAGTATTCATTTAGTAAGAGGTCTATTAAGTTTGCCTATTTACCCTGAAATGACGGATAGCGAACTTGAATATGTGATCAGCAAAGTGAGAGAATTTTATGACAAGTCCAATTAAAGTTCAGGCATATGCTGATGAGTTCCCATATAAATTAGTCGAATGGAAACTACATGATAAATGCAACTTTAATTGTAGCTTCTGTGGTGATGAAAACAAGTTAGGTATTCTTGGTTGGTTAGACCTAGCCTCTAACAAGGCAATTGTGGATTCAATAGTAAAATCAGCAAAAGGATCCCCGCTTTGGATTCAGATAACCGGCGGCGAACCCACATTGTATCCAAATTTTATTGAGTTGTTAACTTATATTAAACAACAAGGCGCGATGATTGGCCTTATCAGTAATGGTAGCAGGACCGTCCGGTGGTGGAAACTTCTTAAGGAAGCTAAACTACTCGACCTCCTATTCATAACATTTCATAGCCAGCAGAAAGCAGACTATAAGCATATTGCTGAGATTACTAATTTATTCCTTGATGAAGAAACTGTTACTATCAATGCAGTGACTTATATTAAAGATTCTATTGATTATGCGATTGAAGGCATCGAATATCTTATTGAAAACACAGGATCGGCCATCAGCACGAACGCAATGGACTTTGGTTCCGATAGCAGATTGACAGAAACTTCGATTGGCGCCGAAAAATTTAATAAAATTGTGAACGAGTACAATATAATCTTAGGAAAAAACTCACCAAATAAGAAACAATCTACTATTCCTAGTCACTTATTCCCCTTTCGCAGCTTGGTAACCATTGAGTACAGTGACGGCTCTTATCAGGAAAAAGACGTTACGCAGATGATGAAGTTAGGTGAGAATAGATTTCAAGATTGGACTTGTTTTTCCGGCATTGATACTATGGTTATTGAAAACGGTATAAAGTTTAGGGGAGGTTGTAAAAGAGACGCAACAACGTTCGAGTCTGGCAACCTAACATTCTTTGATAAACCATTTAAGTGTGATGTTGATGACTGTTATTGTGCAATGGACATGATAACTACTAAAATCAAAACCAAAGTATAAATACAGTTGTTATGAACATATATTGGCTACTCGCATTTCTTCCGATATGGATCATCCACTCGTTGCTCTTTGTGGGTGTAGCTGGATTGTTAGTTGCATTTTTTGTGCAACGTGTTCCCATCGTCAACACATATGGATATTTAATCAAGATTGTATCCTTAGTATTAGTAGTACTGGGACTGTTTTTGCAAGGTGCGTTAGCATATAAAGAAAGCACTGCATTAGCAGTAGCGAAGCTTGAAAAGAAACTTGCAGAAGCCGAAGCAAAATCACAAAAAACCAATGTAGAAATTGTTGAGAAGATTGTTAAAGACACGGAAATCGTCCGAGTAAAGGGCAAGACTGTCACTGAATACATTGACCGTGAAATTGTCAAATATGACAATTTTTGTGAACTTCCGGCTGAGGTCATCCGCGCACACAATGCTGCTGCTACGATGGATCCTAGCAAGCTTGAGAGTGACAAGAAGTGAAGAAGTTAATGATTCTTCCTCTGCTTGCCCTAGCAGGGTGTAGCATCACAGCAGTTCCAGTTGTCCCTAAGTTTCCGGAAGCCCCAGCAACACTCTTGGAAAAATGCGCTGATCTTAAAGAAGCCACTGAAGGTATGAGTCTTACAGAATTCACAAAGACAGTAGTAGAAAACTATGTACTTTATCATGAATGTAAGGTTAAAGTTGAAGGCTGGAGCGAGTGGTATACCAAACAAAAAGCTATTTTTGAGACCGCAACCAAAAAGTAATCTGGTCTTCCGTTTGATAAATACTTAATATAACGGAAGATTGCGAATGAGTACAACACCCCTCTATACACAAGAAGTTATTAATATCGGAGCCCAGCCCAACGATGGTGCTGGTGATCCGCTTCGCGTTGCTTTTGATAAAGTTAACAATAACTTCGCTAATCTGTTTCAGACGTTTGTTAACTCAACAGTAGCATACTCGTTGGGCAATACTGCAGGACAGGTAATCTTTGAAACTCCTGCTAATACCTTTACTCAAGGTCAATTCTACGTTAAATCACTTAACGGCGGAACAGCTAACAGCCAATCTATACAACTATTCGCACAAATCAATAACGATCTAGATGACGTTAAATTTACTGGATATGGCTCAACTTTTTTCGGTAATGCAATCTCAAGATATGACATGATTGTTGAACCTACCTCAGGCAACGTGCAAATTTTAGTCAATCCACTAACAAGTGATAATTTGACACACTTTGTTGCCTCACAGATCATGTGGGCCGGCCCTAACGTAGCAGGTATGTTTTTGGGCGCTGATGGCTACGTTGACACCGGTCTATCATCTGAAACAGACATTCCACTAACCACAGAACAGTCTGGCTAATGAGAGCATACGAATTCATAACAGAATCGGTTACCGATGGATTGAATGTTGCATCCTATGCACTACCGAATACTTATGTTATTCCTGAACTGAACAATAGCGATTTTTATGAATTATATAGATTCGGAGTAGCAATTGCGGATGTTCGTGGGACAAGCGGCACCGAAGATGGTGTTCAAAATGAGTTCAAGCACGCATTTAAAGCGGCAAGTGAATGGGGCGAGAATCAAGTAGTATCTTCTGAATTTGATCCTAATATTGGACAGGTTATTGATCAGGCATTAGCAAAAGTAGGGAAACGTGGCAAAAAATCAGTAAGTACGCCAGGTAGCGATGAGCTACCAAACACAGGAACACAGTCTACTCTTAAGCCTTTCAAAGGATATAAGAGGTGAGAGCGCACGAGTTTATAACTGAAGAATCGCACGGCACTCATGCAGGTAAAATATCTAAGCGCCAGCAACAATCCACTGTTGGATTAAATGTATTTGCTATTAGTCAGTATGATAGAACGTATGACTTGAATAGAGTTATGATGGCAGTTGCATCAACTGATGGCGAAATTATTCCTGACATGGAGCAAGAAAGTTGGGTAGGTAAACAAAATACTGCTCACCCATATACTAAAGTAGAGCAGGATATGTTAAAAATAGCATATAAAGCAGCAGGAATCCCCTTTGAAGATTTGAACACGGGCGATTTAGATAGTGAAGAATTAGATAGCGCCAATATTGAAAGCCCAATAAAGCCCTTTAAAGGATATAAGAAGTGAGAGCCAGTGAATTTTTGAATGAAGGTGACAAAGGTAAGGTCCCCAAAAGACACCATACTGCTCAACCCGGCGCCTACAAATTCAAAGATGACGGCACCGACAGAACTTATCACTTAAATCAAATCATGAAAGCAGTAGCAATGGCAGATGGTTCATCTACTAAAGCACTTAAGATGGATGACGAGAGTTTTGCTGGTAAGAACAACGTAGCTTATCCCTATAGTGACATAGAACATAATATGATGCAACAAGCATTCAACACGGTATCTCCTACCCAAGCCAAGCAGATGATTAAGGGAAGAGACAGTAGTGAATTAGATAGTGTTAACAAAATCAGCCCAATTAATCCTCGTAGAGACTATAGAAAAAAATAATCACTACTAGATTACCGCATAAGTAATTTCATGCAAAACTTAATCGATATCAACCAAACTCTTGACTTGATCAAACTCAAGTTCTATAATGAATGGCTATACACTGCTCACGTACATGAGGAAGGCAATAGTCAGATGCACGCCGCGCTTACTAAGCAA